ACAGGTTATATAATTTACGACATATATACGACATAGACAATACACCATTTACCACAAATGCGAGAAGAAGTACCAGCATACGAGGAAAAACAGAATAAAGAACATCAGGTCTCCAACTTGATGAGGAACTTTGTTCAAATTCTGAACATAGTCCTCGTATTCTTCATCACACTCGTCATACAAACACTCAAAACACATTCGTTCTTCAGTATCGCCCTCATCATAGTCGTAAGTATTACCACATTGACAGCAAGTCCATAACATTAGGTTAACCTCCTGATATCACAAGTACTATCGCCTGATTGAAAGGTTACAACTTCGCCAGGATTTAACATTACTACTGCACGAAGTCGTGTGTAATCTAAAAACCCACCACAAATGTAGTTAGCGTGAATTATCTCTTTTAATCCACATCCCAACATAGTACCTTCGACTTTCCTTCCATCCATTTCATATTTAGGTTGTTCATCTATGTGAGGAACAGGTATGAATGAACAGATATGGTTTTTGAACTTATATTTTGACCTTGAAGGGTCTGGTTGTTGTGTAGCATACAATGTATGATTACAACTAGGGTCTTCACATACCCATCTATGCATTTCACTAGCCATTATATATCTCCTTATGCTCTGTTATTAGTATTCCGTCCAAATGGTCTTTCTCGTGTTGAAACACTTGACCTTCGAACTCGGTAAAATCTCCGTTGTACTTCTTTAGTATCTTAAATACCATTTCTCCTTCTTGTAATCGTTCCCAATCAAGATATTGAATATGGTCAGTTTCAAATCGAACTACAGATACTCGTTGATGTTTCTTCTTAGGTAATGATAAACATCCCTCCTTAGTCCGATATGATGTACTTGATATACCTAATTGAGGTTCTGTAAACACCTCCCATACACCATTTATTTTAGCTACGAATTGATTAGTATAATCGTGTCCAATTTGAATAGATGCTAAACCAACACATCCTCTTGGTTGCTTCTCGTAGTATTTCGCATTAAATAGTAACTCATTTCCTACATCAATCATTAGGTCAATGTTTAATTCTTTGTACGATTGACCATCTGTAGTATCATTAACTTTACTCCATTTGATACCATTAGTTCCATTGTTAAGGTAGTTTAATGATGTAGGACATCTTCCCTCAACAATATCTTTGATACGACCCTTATTCCTAGGCATTGTATCCTCCTTATTTTTTCTTATTTTTGACTATAAAATCAAGCCAACCTTCTCCATTCTCCATTTGAAACTCTCCAATCCACCAATAAGGTAAATCTTCTGAGTCTTCCTTTGTTCTTTCATCTATAATAAAAGACAGCAAAACATCTATTTTCTCAAACCAAGTTCGTGCTTCACTTATGTTTCTACTTTCATCTAGACTTTCACTCGCAAGACTATCTTTTAACATCTTGTTTCGTACTTTGAGGTTATTTCTCCTCATTTGAACTAAATGTCTTTTCTTTAACATTATGTTCCTTTCATTATGTGATAGTACTAATCTAATAAGTCCATATAAATATCTGCATAGTATTGTCTAAACCAATTTAATCCTTGTTGCATTATAGTATAGTGTCCAACCATTTCAGCACCTATAATTGTAGAATATACTGCTTCTTGTATTGGTGTTAGTTCTCGTTCTACTCCTGTATATGGATTTCTAACTTTTACATTATGTTCTGATAACATCATATCAGACCATTTCCAACCCTTAGGTAGTGGAATTTCTTTACTCATCCTCGCCTCCCAACATAACCCAAGGTATTAATACCACATACATTACTACTAATGGATACCACATTAAACCTCTACTCATATGATTTAATACTAGTACTGTCCATAATGTAATAACTACTATTGGTATTGATGTTATTAGTTTTTTCATTTTGTACCTCGTATTTATATTTATTGTTAATATATGTATATAATATACAGATAATAAATGAATTAAACAACAAGTACATTGTTTTGTACTAATTAATGTATGCTATGTATGTATTGTAGGCTATTCGGTGTTGTTGTATTTATTGGTGTGAATAGTAGTATTTTATTATTTATTTTTTCTTATTTTTTTTTAAAGACAATTACACTCCACTACATTACATCACAATTTGAAATATCAGTGTTTAGGTAGCCTACATTCCCTACAATACCTACACATAGTTCTATGTTCATATTTTGAACAAAGTTGCAGGGTGTCAGCAAGTTGCTCGCACACGGGTAGTCGCTCCCCCCCCCAAGTTTTAATGTATTATAATATCTGGACTAAAAAAAAGGAGCAGTGGTCGGTGTTATCTGCTCCTTCTCTTAATATCGCTTTTCGGTTATTGTTATTTAGTTGTTAATGTTTCAATTAACTTTTGTTTATCTTCCTCACTTAACTTTCCAAGCAATCGTTCAACTTTTTGCTTTTCGGTTAATTTCACTCGTGTTGGTGTTGGGTCAAGTAAAACATTTTTAACACCACTTTCTTCGAGTGCAAGTAATTCGTCATCACCTAATTGACGAAGTACTCGTTGTTGGTCAATAATGATTGTTCGTAATGCTTTTCCTAACAACCATTCGATTGAACATTGAGAAAAATCCAACTTCATATTGACTTTTCTCGTTGGACTTTCACTATCCGCTTTAATGTTAAACACTCGTGTTTGTACCAGTCCAAGTAACATTTGCGATAAGTCCACAACCATTCCGTGTGATACTGTTTGTTTTGGTTTATTCGGTTTGTTTGACATATTATGTCTCCTTATATACCGACCATATTTCAAAAAGCGATACCATATATTAAACATAATAAATAACATACACAAGTAAAAAATTAATTTATTTTATACACACACCACTTTCTCGACATAAAAATAATTTAGTGATTGTATTATACACACGATAAAAAATAAAAAAGTGTGTGGTTTTGGGGGTGGGTGCTTTGGGGAGTGGAGGTCCAGCCTATACTGCACTACCACCTTTACACTATGGACAGTTATTATAATACCACCAATTTCCACAATTGCTTACTACTGTGTTCACAATTTGAACAAAGCAATAGTATTTGTGGTAAATTGTTCCTTGTGCAGAAGATTATTATATATTATATTATTAAATAGTACTAATAGTACTTAATTTAAAAACACAATTAGGAGAACTATCAATGGCGAAAGTCTGGTCAAATGAGAAACTTTGTTATGTACACTCACACGAAACTAAAGTTGTTGAGGAAGCTGTAAAGGAAGTTGTTAAAGGTTTACCAAACGATAAATGGACTAAAGTTAAATTAGTTGAATGGTGTGGAGAGCACGGAGTTGATACAATTAATTCTGGCGATACGAAATCAGATATACTTGATAAGATTGCAGACGCTTGTGAAGAATGAGGTCTGCCTCCCAAACAAGGCATAAGCAAAAGATTGAAAGAAGATTAACTATTATAATTGCCTTATGGGTATTAGATAAAATCATTATGTTATTTATGTTATTAATTATGAAGTGAGGATAAGATGGCTAAGTTACCAACAAATAAAAGAAAGTATCAGATTAAAGGTATGTGGGAAAGACACCACGAAATTAATCGTAGATTATTACTTGGACAAAAGTCTAAAGAGATTGCAAAAGAGATGGGTATAACCGAAGCTACAGTGTCGTATACTAAAAATAGTAAACTGGCACAGAAGGAGTTGTCAATTATGAAAGTAGCAAGAGATGCTGACACAATAGATGTCGCTAGGCAAATCAGGGAAATAGCACCTCAAGCTCTAGAGGTCCTAGAAAATATAATGAATGACGAGGAAACTGCTGAAACATTAAAGGCTAAAGTCGCCACAGACTTATTGGACAGAGCTGGATATTCTCCTCCGAAGAAAGTAATAGGTGCTATTGCCCATCAACATTTTAGTAAAGAGGATATATTAAAGATAAAAGAAAGAGCTTTAAAGATTGGTATAGATACTGGTAATGTTGTAGAGGTTGATAGTGCCAAAGTATAGTACTAAATCAAAAGGTCGTTTATCTTCTTGTCATCCAGATTTACAGAAGATATTTAACGAAGTAATCAAATATGTTGATTGCTCAATATTAGAGGGGCATAGAAATGAAAAGACTCAAAACAAATATTATGACCAAGGTCGTACCAAAGTCCGCTTTCCTGATGGTCGTCATAATACTAAACCTTCTAGAGCTGTTGATGTCACTCCTTACCCTGTTGATTGGGATGATAGAGAAAGGCAAACTTTATTTGCTGGATTTGTCCTCGGACTTGCTAGACAAATGGGAATTACGCTAAGATGGGGTGGAGATTGGGATAGAGATTTTGAAGTACAGGATAATCGATTTGATGATTTTCCTCATTTTGAACTAATAAAAGAGAAGGAGAAGTAAATGGCGAATACTATAGCGAATCAGTTTACTGGTTTACCAATAGAGAACCTAATAGCAGCTCCATTGTTAGCAGCTGCCGAAGGTCAGAAGTCACTAGCATCCACAACTGCCCAGTTTATAACTGAAGTGGGATTAGATGCTTCAACAGGAGAAACTAAATCAGTAACATTCAATTATGAAGATGGTTCTGAGAAAGTTGTTTTAGATGTTCCATTATTATCTATTATAAACATTCCAAGTTTATGTGTAGATAGTATTGATGTTGAGTTTAATATGGAAGTATCAACACAATCTTCAACTAAATCATCAACCGATTCAAGTGCTACAGTAAATGCCTCTTGTGGATTTGCTTGTTGGAAAGCAAGTTTTGAAGGTAAAGTTTCTCATCATACTGAAAGTAATAGAAGTTCTGATACATCTGCAAAGTATAGTATATCAGTTAAAGGTAAACAAGAGAAACCAGAAGGTTTAATGAAAGTGTTAGATATATTAAATAGTGGTATAGGTAAAACTAAGACACCACCTCCAGCAGATGGCTCAGGAAGTTAAGCAAGGTAATTTCTTAGACCACTTAACTAAGGGTCTCTATGATGCAGTAGTTCAGGCACAATCGTTAGCTGAGAACCAGCATATAGAAGCACTTAGTAAATACATTAATAAGGATGGTACACCTAAATGTATGAAGATGAAAATCAATGGAGAAAAAGTAAATGTACCATTAGCTACACTAGCACCACAAAGTAGTATACGAATAAAAGAGTTAACAATGGAATTAAAAGTAAGGTTAACTAATTATGGTAAAAGAAAGTCAAGATGTGGTGGAGGTATCTTTTCAAAGGAAGATGCAGGTGCTGTTGGTGTAGATTTAGGTTCTTCTATCCTGCCTAGGAAGAATCATTATGCAAACTTAAAAATAACTTTTGAAGGAACTGACCCTCCAGAAGGAGTGGTTAGATTAAATAATAACTTAATAAAGCAGATACCATAATGAATTGGCTAGAAATATTTGAAACTATAGGAATACCTGTATCGGTAGCTGTTGGATTTGGTTACTTTATTTGGAAACAAAATAAGTATATCCAGAATGATTTAACTAAAGATATACATAATAAATTTAATAGGTTAGAAGGTATCGTAATAAAACTTATTGACCAGCAAAAGAAATGTCAATTAGAAAATAAAAGGTCTCACACAGAGATATCTACAATCGTAGACATAATGGCTGCTTTTACTGGTAATGGGTTAAAAGATAAAATCAAAAAAACAAGGAGGAAATAAATGTTAAATTTCTTAACAAGTAACTGGGAATGGATTTTACTTTCATTCTACACATTAGAGAAAGTAGTTAAACTATCGCCTAGTAAGAAAGATGATATACTATTCGATGCAGTGATTAAACCTTTATTTAATACATTTAAATTAGGTAAATAGGTATGGCAAGCGCAAAATTAAATATAGTACTAGATGAAGGGTCTGCTTGGTCTAAAAGGATTGTATGGACAGATGCTAATAATAATGCAATCAATTTAACTAACTATTGGATAAGAAGTGCGATTAAGAAAACTTATCAATCTACATCAAATGAGATGTTAGCGACTACAGACGAAACAGGAGCAGGCACTAGTATAATTACGACAACTGCTGCTAATGGTATTATAGATGTATTATTTAGCGCTACTGATATCGCAGCGGCTATCGCAGGAGGTTTTAGAAGTGGTGTATGGGATATGGAAGTAGTTCCTCCTGCAGCTGTAGCTACATATGGTACTAATTATACTAATGCGACATTAACAATTTTTAATAGTACTCAATTAAAGATAACATCTAATCATATTGATTCAGCTTTTGATACAGTTTGGTTTCCTGCAGATGCTACGAAGAATAAACTTATCGTAAGAGGTTCTACAATTGATGGAGGTGTATGTGATGGGTACTATAAAGTTATATTATGTACTGCTACTGAGATGACTTGTGCAGCTCATTTGAATACAGGTTTTGTAGGTGGAGCAGCAACTAATGCTGAATTGGTACTTATAAGACCTGATGTTAATTATGCTCAAAAAATAATAGGAGGTGGAGTGTCAGTAACAGAAGAAGTGACAACATCTGAAGCTCATCCATTTGAATAATGGCTATTGAGTGGATAGATAATAATAAACCATCTTTCGATTGTATAATACACGCTTTCGAAAAAGATAACTTTACGATTAGACCAACAAGGATAGTTAATGATATTCGTAGAGATGAAGTTGATATAAACTTAGGAGAAGGTGATGATGCAACTTATGTCACATTAAGTGAGGAGATAGTTAAAACTTATGTTAGCTGGGAAGATGAAGATTATTATATATTAGAAGATTCAACAACTCCACAATTCTATGGTATTACTAATATGCAAGGTAGATGTGCTTTAGCTACTAGAACAAGAGTAAAGTCACAAGAGATTGCATTACCTAGACCTGGAGACCCTTGGGAGATTTCTTTAAAAATAAGTGATGTTAGAGTAAGAGAAGGTAAGTTTTCTTTAGGTGTTGACTATCCTTATAAAGATTCAAATGTATGTTTAAGAGGAAGGACTTATAATTCCACACAAGGTAATATGAATACTAATACATCTTGTAAAACATTTAGGTTAGCTAGAACAGATAGTTATTATGATAAGGTTATTGTTAATTGGAAACACTTTGGACAAAGAGAGTTTAGTGTAGTTAATGATGATATAAGTAGCCCTTACTATGGCGAAGAATGTGATTTAGATTTAGGTGGGCATATAATTGGAACTGCAGGTGGAGGTTGGTGGGTTAATTATACTACAGATATACCACCTCCTCAGAATGGTCAGTTATATACATTGACAATACCTTGGACAGATGGAAGTACAGTTAAACCTGCTTTACAAGGAGATGTTATTCCTACACTACCAGATAGAGATGGTAAGTATATTTATGATGTATGTGCTCCTTGTGGTAATGCTTATGCAGATGGAACATTTTGGGCATTAGGTCATTATATAAGTGATACGGAAGGAGTGGGAACTCCCACAGTTCCTTGGAAACTTAATTGGGATGACCCTGAAGAAGACCCAACATATTTAAGTTTAGGTGTATTTGGTAAGTGGTGGTGTGGTACAGTACCTGCTTATTTGTTTAAGATAAATAATGTAGAGTTATCTAATTGGTTTAATACAGGAGTTAAACCTGCTTCAGGTAAGATTGAATTTAATTGTCAGTCTATTTTTGCTTGGACTTTAGACCCAAGAGGTACTCACGGACCTAACCCTCCATATGATAACGGAGAGAAAGTATATGGTACATTAAACTCACCTAATAATCAATTAGAGTTTCAACAATCATATCATCACTTGGGAGGTTTTAATAGTTCTAGAATACCTTCAGGTTTTAGGCCTGTATCAATTTGTGAGACTGGAGGAAGAAGTAGTGATAAGAGAAGTTTATATATGTTTATGGATGATAAGTTTAATAGGTCAGCTAATATGCAAAATTCAGATTTAAGTATAAATAATGAGTATGGTATGGATTTACCTACAGGCTCAGATGGAACTTCAGTACCACCAGCTTATTGGAGAATGTATCAGCACAATCATACATTCCCTTTAATATTTGCAATAGGTAAAGGTAATGAGTTTAGCTCTGCTGGATGTAGTACTCCAGGTACTTATTGGACTAGACCTGATGTAGTATTTGTAGGACCTCAAGCAAATAAACATCATCCTGAATATGTTTGGGACCCTAGTGTTTGTCATCAAAGAGTAGAAGATAGAGATATCAATAAGAGAAGATTAATATTTCTAAACCAAGCACAAAGCACAGATGATAATAAGGTTATTGGAGAGAAAGGTCGTAGTGCTACTGAACAGTATGAAATCAATCACGGAACTATTGGAGGTACTTATGACCCTGAAACTGATTGTGAAGAAATAAAACATTATGATGTAGGATTATGGGCTAACTCTTATTGTAATGACCATTT